AATTGTTTTGATAGGTGTAACCCTATTATTGAAAAAGTTTAAACATGTAGATAAATAAAATATGAAATAGTTAAAAATCAAAAATTTGTTTCATTTAGTAATTTAATGGATATAGAGGTAAAATTAGAAGATAAAGAAGGAAGAATAGATATAGATAAAATAAAGTTCCAAAAAATGATATTCTTATATAACGCTTTAGACAGTGGATGGTCAATAAAAAAAAGAAAAGATTCATATATATTTACGAAAAATCATGAAGGAAAAAAGGAAATATTTGATGAAACTTTTTTAGCTACATTTATGAAGGAGAATACAGATATTAATAAAATTTTATCTTAATTAAGTAGGTTGCGAATTAAATTAATGAATTTAATTAATTTAATTTCTGAAAATTTTTTTTCTTTTAGGAATGTATAAAATGGGAGGCGGATTAATGCAACTCGTAGCTTACGGAGCTCAGGACGTATACCTTAAAAACCTGTAGGGTAGAAAAACATCGGGGAATGTCGAAAAAATAAGACATTCATAAAGCCCTTTGTGGACACTCAAAGAGTACCACTGATGTTAATCAGGGAAATTAATTTACTTAATTTTAAAACCCCTGGTGAGAAAATCAAATTGCTTGAAACCCCTAAAGCTTATTCTACTAAACAATTTTTGTGAAAAAATTGTGGCCAAGACAAAAAACTTGGGTATAGTGATAATGAATAAGATGATAATTGATTATATATATAATTAATTGAAATGGGCAATGAGCATCCAAGCTTCTTTATAAATTAAAAAATGTATATAAAACTAAAATAACAATATAATTACAATACAAACATGGAAGAAAAAGAATGTGGAATGTGTAAAATTATTAAACCATTAGACAAATATAGAAAATACACCGATAAAATTGATACTTTTTCAAGAACATGTAAATCATGTTTAAATGAAAAAGATAAAATAAGAAAAAAGAATCTAAGACAAAAAAGATTAGAAACTTGTATGGTAAAATGTGAAAAATGTGAAGAAGAAAAAGCATTAAAGTATTTTGCCAAATTAAAAAAGTTTTATAAAAAAAAGATTTGTATTTCTTGTTATCCAAAATTTTTAACAGAACAAAAAACAGAATGGTGTAAAAAAGAAAGTCAAACAAATATAAATTATAGATTAAAAAAATCATTAGCTTCTCGTTTAAGAACAGTGCTAATTAAAAATGATTCTACTATGAATTATATTGGTTGTAATATTCAATATTTAAGAGAATGGTTTGAGTATAATTTCACAAAAGAAATGAATTGGGATAATTATGGAAGTTATTGGTCTATAGACCATATAATTCCTGTTTGTAAATTTGATTTAACTATAGAAGATGAAAAATTAAAATGTTGGAACTGGTCAAACTTAATGCCAGTTACAGTAAAATTTAATTCATCTAAAAAAGAGATAAATTCAAATCAAGTAACTTATATTTTAGAAAAAATAAAAAATTTTAAAGAAGAAGGTTCAACGACTAAATGGTTTTCGGAAGATTTTATTTTGTCTATAGAAACATATGAATATTATTTAAATAAAAAATAAATTCTTTTTAAGATATAGTCTAATCCTTATTGAAAAATAAGGTAGAGGAAATGTACAGGTAATCCTCAAATTACTTTCTGGAAAGTAACATACAGACGTTATACAAATTTTGCCATTGAATCAATTGAACAAACATTCAATGGTCAAGCAGATTTCGGTCGCCGTGTTCAATGTGTAATCAGTAGAAACGGTGATCTTGCTTACAGAACTTATTTACAAGTAACCCTACCTGAAATTAACCAACTTATGGGTATTGCTTCATTTGCCCTAGGTATTGGTTCAGGTGTTTATGCTCGTTGGTTAGATTTCCCAGGTGAGCAACTTATTGCTCAAGTTGAAGTTGAAATTGGTGGTCAAAGAATTGATCGTCAATATGGTGATTGGATGCACATCTGGAACCAACTTACAATGACAACTGAACAAGAGCGTGGTTACTGGAACATGGTTGGTAACACAACCCAACTAACCTTCATTACTGATCCTTCTTTCGCAGAAGTTGATGGTCCTTGTGATTCATTAGCTCCTCGTCAAGTTTGTGCTCCTCGTAATGCTCTTCCAGAAACAACCCTTTACGTCCCACTTCAATTCTGGTTCTGTACCAACCCAGGTCTTGCCCTTCCATTGATTGCTCTTCAATACCACGAAGTCAAGATTAACCTTGATATCAGACCAATTGATGAGTGTCTATGGGCTGTTACTACTCTAAGTTGTAACGAAGATAGATACAGAGCAGATACTGAAGCACTTTTACGTAAAGGAGACCAATATGCTCCTGGACGTCCAGTTCCAGCAGCCATCGCATACAACCAATCTTTAGTTGCTGCTTCACTTTACGTTGACTACGTTTTCCTTGATACTGATGAACGTAGAAGATTTGCCCAAAATCCTCATGAATACTTAATTACCCAACTTCAATTCACTGGTGATGAATCAGTTGGTTCATCAAGTAACAAGATTAAGCTTAACTTCAACCATCCAGTTAAGGAATTAATCTGGGTTGTCCAACCTGATCAAAACGTAGATTACTGCTCATCTCTAGTATGTGATGCTCTTCTATTCAAGGTTCTAGGTGCTCAACCATTCAACTACACTGATGCTATTGATGCTCTTCCAAATGCTATCCATGCTTTTGGTGGTCCAATCTCAACAGCTCGTGATTCTGGTTCATACATTGATGCCCGTGGTCTTTTCAATGATGCTGGTGCTCTTGACTATGAAATCCCAACTGGTTTCACTGGATACTGGCATGGTCCTCAAAATCCTTACAATGAGGCAAACCTTGGTGGCCAACACGTTCCAGTCCCAGATGTTATCACCAATCTTGAGCAATCTTTAGGAGCTAACAATCCATTAATTAGTGAGCTTCTAAGAGATTACACAACATCTGACCACAATAACGGTTCAACTGTTTCTGATGCTGGTACATTCGTTCTTACTGAGACTTCCTTACCACTTCACTGTTGGGGTCAAAATCCAGTTGTTACTGCCAAGTTACAACTTAACGGCCAAGATAGATTCTCAGAGCGTGAAGGAACATACTTCTCATGGGTCCAACCATACCAAGCACACACCAGAAACCCTGATGAAGGTATTAATGTTTACTCATTCGCCCTTCGTCCAGAGGAACACCAACCTTCAGGCACGTGTAACTTCTCCAGAATTGATAATGCCACACTACAATTGGTCTTATCTAACGCAACTGTTGAAGGTACCAAGACTGCTAAGGTCCGTGTCTATGCCACTAACTACAACGTTCTAAGAATTATGAGTGGTATGGGTGGTCTTGCCTACTCAAATTAAACACCTTATATCGTGTGGTTTTTATTTATATATTTTAATATTAATTATTGTTTTTTAATATTAAAAGCAAAAAACAATATAAAGACAATACTGTAATATATTATATAATATGAGCATAGATATCGTAAATCTTATTGAAAGTAATCCAATTACCAAACTTTCTGGTGATTATCATTCAAAATTAGTTGAAAAGGTTAAAAATAATTTTACAAATTATGAGCAACAGTTATTTCTATCAAGTTTTTATTGTTATTTAAAGTATGATTCAAAAAATGATTTTGTTATTGATCTAGATAATGTATGGAAATGGTTGGATTTTAGTCAAAAAGACGCAGCAAAAAGAGTAATAGATAAAAATTTCTATATTAATAAAGATTATAAAATCTTTGCTCCACAAGTTGGTGGAGCAAAAAAAGATACAAGAGGTGGTCATAACAAAGAAATAATTATGTTAAATATTGAAACATTCAAAAAATTTTGCTTAAAGGCTGGAACAAAAAAAGCGGATGAAGTCCACGACTATTTTATAAAATTGGAAAATATTATGTTTGAAGTAACAAAAGAAGAATGTGATGAATTAAAGCAACAATTACAACAAATTGAAAATATTAAAAATAAAGAAATGGAAGAAAAAATAATTAAACAAAAAGAAATAGAAAAGGAAAAATATTTATTAAATCAATTTGCTAATATTGGAAATATGATTTATATTATAAAAGTGAAAAGTTATGAAAATGGCACATATATTGTAAAAATTGGCGAATCAAGAAAAGGAATTCAAAATAGATATGCTGAACATAAATCAAAATATGAAGAATGTTTTTTATTAAATTGTTTTGAAGTAGATAAGTCTAAAGATTTTGAATCGTTTTTACATCATAATCAAGTTATACATTCAAATAAAGTTAATAATTTACCTGGACATGAAAACGAAAATGAATTATTTTTAATCGGTAAAGAGTTAACATATCAAATGTTATTAAAAATTATTGATGACAACATTGGTAATTATAATTATAAAGTTAGAGAATTATTATTAGAAATTGAAAATTTAAAATTAAAAAATAATGGTCAAACTATTAATAATGACAATGAATTATTAAAAGAACTTCTTATAACTAATAAATTGTTATTAAATAAAATAACTGTTCTTGAACAATCTAATCAACAAATTCTTAATAAACTAAATGAAAAAGAAGCAAAAGTTGTAACAGGATTTAATCAGCAGATGCCTCATTTAGGACCGCGTCTTCAAAAAATTAATCCTGAAACACTAACATTAATTAAAGTATACGAATCAGTTACTGAAGCTATGAATGAAAATAAACAAATAAAAAGACCAAGTATAATGAAATCAATTGAAGAAAATACTATTTATTGTGGTTTTCGTTGGTTGTTAGTTGAAAGAAATTTAGATTCCAATATTATTCATAATATTCAACCTACTAAAGAAACAAAAGTTCAAAATCTAGGTTATATTGCTAAGTTAGACGCAAATAAAACAGAAATTTTGAATGTATATTTTGATAGAAAAACAGCAGCACAATTAAATGGATATACTAGTTCATCGGCATTGGATATACCTGTAAAAAATAATACTCTAACTAATGGACACTATTATTGTTTATACAATAGTTGTGATAATGAATTAATTCAAAATTTTGAACAAATATATGGTATACCGATTCTATACAAGAATGGAATTGGACAATTTGATTTAAATAATAATTTACTTAGAGAATTTTCTTGTAAATATGATGTTATTAGAGAATTAAAAATGAGTGATAAAACATTAGCTAAAGCATTAACAAATAATGTTCCATATAATGATTATTATTATAAA